AAAAGCAAGGCGCAGCAAGGCAACTTCAAAAGCCTTGGTCATGCGGCAGCTGCCATTCGCTTGGTTGCTCGTCGCTCGATCAAGCGGCGGCAGACCGCATCGATGCCAGGGACGCCTCCAAATACTCGCAAAGGACAACTCAAGCGAGCGATCGTCTATGCGATCGACAAGCAGCGGGGGATCGCAACCATCGGACCGGACATATCGGTCGTCGGAACTGCAGGCAAAGCACATGAATTCGGAGGTAGGTTTCGCAAGGAACAATACCCCAAGCGACCCTTCATGGGTCCAGCGCTCGACAAAGTCAAAGATCGATTACCCCCAATGTGGGCTAACAGCGTTCGTTAAGGAGTAACAAATATGCCAGCCAAACTTGGACTCGATGCAAAGCTCTATCGGAATACTGGGACTTTTGCAGCGCCGACCTGGGACATCATCGGCAACGTGAAAGATCTCACTTTGAACCTGGAAACCGGCGAAGCGGACGTCTCGACCCGTGCCAATAACGGATGGAGAGCCACGGTAAGCACGCTCAAGGATGCGTCGCTGGAGTTCGAGATGGTCTGGGATACCGTAGACACGGATTTTACAGCGATCCGCGATGCGTTCTTGAATAGCACCACGGTGGAACTGGCTGTTATGGACGGACTGATCACCGGCGCAGGGAGTAGCGGATCGCAGGGACTCAGAGCCAGTTTTCGCATCGCAAGCTTCTCTCGCAATGAAGCCCTCGAGGAAGCGATCACGGTTTCGGTGACCGCCAAGCCAACCTATTCGGCAAATCCACCTTCCTGGATGACCGTTGCCTAATCCTGTTTCGTTTCTCTAGCTATCGGAAGGCAATTAGAAAATGCACAGTTTTGTGGATAACTCCCGACGGACCTGGGAAGTTGCGATCAATGTTACGGCCGTCAAGCGGATCCGTGGATTGCTTGGGATCGATCTCTACGCGCTAGTCGACGACGGATTCAAGTCACTTTCGAAGCTCGTCTCCGATCCAGTCTCTCTGGCCGACGTGCTGTATTGCTTGTGCAAGGACCAAGCTGACAAGCAATCGATCTCCGACGAAGATTTCGGAAGAGCACTCGCTGGCGATGTGATCACCAACGCGGCCGATGCTTTCATCGAGGAACTAATCGATTTTTTCCCAGATGCCCGCGCCAGAGCGAGCCTTCGCAAGGTGATCGAAGCGGGCAAAGCGGTTCGGGACAGAGTGGTCAGCCACGCGGAGAGGATTCTCGACTCGATCGACCCGGAAGTCGAAGCGATGAAGTGGATCAGCTCGTCTGGCACCTTGCCGGAGTCCTCTGCATCGACCCAGGACCATTTACCCTCCGAGAGCTGATCGCCATGGGCCAGGCACGCAGCCAGGTTCTGTGGAATCACACCTCGAGCATTCTGGCGATGCTTGCCAACATCCATCGCGATGCCAAGCGCTCAAAAGTCTACCACCCATCGGACTTCAATCCGCACGCACAAAAACGTTCACAGCCAAAGACCATGGTTGGAGTCGAAGTCCTCAAGCACGTGTTCATCGATCGCCAAAGTGAGTTGCAATAGTCATGGCATCAAGTTCCAGCATCAAAGCCGGTGCAGCCTACATCGAGCTCTACACCAAAGACTCGCGTCTGGTGAAGGGTCTCAACGATGCTGCCAAGCGGCTTGATGCCTTTGGAAAAGGCCTCCAAGGGATCGGGACCAAGATGGCCATGCTAGGTGTGGGGATCGTCACCCCACTGGCCGGAGCTGCCAAGGTCTTTGCCGACATGGGAAGCGAGATGGTCGACATGAGCCAGCGAACCGGCGTGTCGGTCGAAGCCCTCTCGGAGTTGGGATTCGCTGCCGAGCAATCCGGAGCCGACATGGGGACTCTCGAAGGATCGCTTAAGAAGATGCAGAAAATGCTCTTCGAAGCGGCCTCCGGATCGCAGTCGGCCCAAGAAACGCTCGCATCCCTGGGACTGAGCGTCGCGCAGCTCTCGAAACTATCGCCGGACGAACAGTTCAAGCTGATCGCCGATCGGATGTCGCAAATCACCGATCCGACGCTAAAGACCGCCACGGCCATGGCGATCTTTGGCAAATCAGGCACCCAGCTGTTGCCAATGCTATCGAGCGGTGCCAAAGGAATCGAGGAACTCCAGCAGCAGGCCCGCGATCTGGGGCTCACCATGGCCACCGATGATGCCCAAGCGGCCGAGGCCTTTGGCGATCGCATCGATGTTCTTTGGAAAGTGCTCAAAAAGGCAGTCTTTACCATCGGATCTGCTTTGGAGCCGGTCCTCTCGGCGATGATCGATTCGACCGTTCGGATCGTCGTGGTGACCAGTGACTGGATCAAAAACAACAAGGACCTGATCGTCACCGTCTTCAAGGTCGGCATGGCGATCGCAGCCGGAGGTGCGGCCATCGTTGCTCTGGGGGCTGCGGCAACCGGACTTGGGACCGTATTTAGCGCAGCTGCTGCAGTGATCGTTGGCATTGGACAGGGGATCGCGATTCTTGGTACCGCGATCGCAGCATTGGTCTCGCCGATAGGACTTACCATCGCTGGTTTGACGGCATTAGTAGCCTACCTCCTCTACACCAGCGGTGCTGGAACGCAGGCCATGAAGTGGCTTGGGGATCGTTTTAACGAACTCAAAGACACGGCACTTGCTGCGTGGAAGGGGATCGGCGATGCGCTTGCTGCCGGTGACATCGCACTGGCTGGCAAGATTCTGTGGCTCACTCTGAAAATGGAATGGCAACGTGGGGTCGCCTTCCTGCAGTCGAAGTGGCTCGACTTCAAGGGATTCTTCATCGGCATCTTCCAAAGCGCGGTCTACAGCGTCGCAGGTTTAATGACCGACGCTTGGGCAGGTCTGCAAACCGGTTGGCTTGAAACCACCCATTTCATTGCCGATAGCTGGACTGTCCTTATAAGCCTGCTTCAAAAGGGCTGGAATCGATTCGGAGGGTTCTTTCAGAAAGTCTGGGCCCGCATCCAAGGTCTCTTTGGCGATACCAATACCGAAGCAGAGATCGCCAAGATCAACGATGAGATCGCTCGCCAAGATGAGCTGATTAACAACTCTCAGAACCAAAAGATCCTCGATCGAGAGAAGCAGCGCCAAAAGGCTCGCAACCAAATCGAGCAAGATCGCCAAGGTGCTCAGTCGGCACTCGGAGATATGCAGGCCCAAGAGCAGTCGGCCTTGGCGGCTGCCAACGAAAAGGCGCTGGCTGATTCCGCAGCGCAGCTTGAGCAAGCAAAAACCGAGTGGAAAGCAGCTCTTGGCGAGGCGGCACAAAAGCGAGCTGAAACCTCCCCCGGGTCGCCGAGCAAATTCTCGTCATCGAGCCTCGGGATGCCAGACCTTGGCAGCATGGACCAATCGCTAGCCGACACCAAGAAGAAAACCGATGTCGTTGGGACCTTCAATCCGCTGGCAGCGATGAACCTGGGAGCCGACTCTCTGGGTGAACGGACCGCTCGAGCTACCGAGGACGTCGCTGCCAATACCAAGAAACTCGTTCAGCAAGCCGACCGTGGTGGCTTGGTATTCGGATAGGAGATTCCCATGCCTGCTCCGATCATCATCGAGCGATTTGACTCCAAAGAGATCAGCGAAAGCAAAGACAATCCAAGTGTGGACTTGATCTACATGATCATGAACACCGAGGATTACGCCACAGCCAAAGGTCTCATGGCCTCGACGATCCCTGCAAAGTTCGGAGATCTGTTCTTGGACGATTACCACATCGTCCACCAAGGCAACGGCGTCTGGGAAGGAACAGCGAGGTACGTCAAATGGAAAAGCGAGTCTCAGTACTCGTTTGACACCGGGGGTGGCACCCAGCACGTTACTCAAAGCATCGCCAATGTGGGCAAGTATTCGGCAAGCGGCTTTACGGCTCCAGATTTCTTCGGTGCGATCGGGGTAACGGATGATCGCGTTGAAGGAACCGACGTTACGGTTCCGGTTTTCAACTTCACCGAGACCCATTACATCCCCAATCTGCTCGTCACCGGTGCGTACAAGCTCTTGCTGTTTAATCTCACGGGCAAGGTCAACGGTGCAAGCTTTAAGGGATTCGCCAAGGGGGAAGTCCTGTTTCTCGGAGCAAGCGGCTCCAAGCGTGGCTTGGACGATTGGGAGATCACATTCCGATTTGCAGCAAGCCCCAACGTCGCTGGTCTATCGCTTGGGAGCATCACCGGAATCGCCAAAGAAGGCTGGCAGTACCTTTGGGTTCGCTTCATCGATGATGAGGACACGACTGCCAAGGCGCTGATCAAGCGACCTGTCTCAGCCTATGTCGAGCAAGTGTATTCCTATGGTGACTTCAGTGGCCTTGGGATCGGAGTCTAATCGATGGGGGATAAGTTCCATAAGGTGTTGCCGGGCGATCCACTGAAGATTCCAGCAGAGGCATGGAATGCATTGGTGGATCTGTCCCAGGCGCAAAAGAACCAGCAGCATGATCTGCTGAGCCAGACCGAAGGAACTTCCAGGCAAAACAATCTGGCCAAGGTGCGAAATCAAACGGGCGTCGATCTGGATCGCTTCTCGATCGTGGCACTTGGGGCTCCGATCATCACACCCTCTGCCAACCTTAAGGAGTTTAAGCGGCAAACCAGCTTCCAGGGGCTGGTTCCTGGTGCATCTGCCGGATCGCGCTTTGGCGTGCTGCTTGAACCCCTCAAAAACAACAGCATCGGAACCGCAGCGGTTGCTGGGTGTGTCATCGTCCGAATCTCTGTGGGCCTTGCGGCTTACAACTGCGCAGAGACCATTGTCGGGCAAAATAACTACTTGCGAAGTGTTCCGCATGGGCCAGCCTCGGTTCTTTGGATCGAACCATCCGGTGAGGTGCGTTGGGCAGTCATTCGCTTCGATGATGCCAATTACGAAGAGATCGTCTTTATCACCAGCAACATCCCTGACGGTAATGGCTACTACCCAGGTGTGGTCCAGAAGTTTGACGTAACGACCAAGTCTTGGAACACGGCCTTTGATTGCAAAGTGGTGGATGCCAACAAATGACACTCTACCCACGTCGATACATCGCGACCTTCATCGCCGGCACCCAGGAGTCGTTGCCACTCTACGCAGCCACCTGTACCGAAAAGCGCTCCGGGCAAGGTCCCAAGCGACAACTTGGTTTTTTCATTGGCATGGTAAACGGAGAGCCATTGTATGCAGTATCTAGTTGTGAATTTCCTCAGATGGGTCGTTACCTCATGCACTATGTGGGGTTTGACGCCTTGCCCATTTATGCAATCGTCTGTTGCCAGGTTTCCTCGAGCGGATCATCGGGGAGTAGCGGTACATCGGGCTCATCCGGTTCATCAGGCTCCTCTGGATCGTCGGGCTCTAGCGGTTCGTCAGGCTCTTCGGGTTCAAGCGGCACCAAAGGATCGAGCGGAAGCAGTGGTTCCTCTGGATCTGGCAAACCTGGATCCAGCGGAAGCTCAGGCTCCTCCGGATCCAGCGGCAGCTCAGGGTCCAGCGGATCCTCCGGATCGAGTGGTTCCTCGGGCACCAGTGGATCATCCGGTTCGAGCGGATCATCGGGTAACTCGGGATCGAGTGGTAGCTCGGGATCGAGTGGTAGCTCGGGATCATCAGGTTCCTCGGGTTCGAGCGGATCCTCCGGTAGCACGGGGAGTTCCGGAAGCTCGGGATCATCGGGTACATCTGGGTCTAGTGGAACATCGGGCCAATCAAGCGGCATTGGATCATCAGGGTCTAGCGGATCAGGATCCAAGCCTTCAGGCTCATCGGGCTCTTCCGGATCGAGCGGCTCATCTGGCTCTTCGGGTAGCTCGGGCTCAAGTGGCACTTCGGGATTATCTGGTAGCTCGGGGACTTCGGGCTCAACTGGATCCAGCTCATCTGGATCAGCTGGTTCGAGCGGATCAAAAGGTTCCAGTGGTTCATCAGGCAGCTCGGGGTCTTCGAGCACGAGTGGTTCGTCTGGCTCATCAGGCTCGTCTGGATCAGTTGGTTCGAGCGGTTCGTCGGGATCGAAACCCTCTGGTAGTAGCGGTTCGGGTTCAACGTCATCAGGCTCGCAAGGTAGCTCGGGATCATCTAGCGGGTCGGGTTCGTCAGGGACTTCTGGCTCGATCGGATCGTCGGGCGTCAGTGGTTCCTTGGGATCAAGTGGCTCCTCTGGCCAGAGCGGATCTGCTGGTTCAAGCGGCTCTAGTGGATCGAGTGGCTCCTCGGGATCATCCGGATCGAAACCCTCTGGCTCTAGCAGCTCGGGTTCACAGTCCGGCTCCCAAAGCGGTAGCAAGCCTTCAGGCTCGGGTTCTTCGGGGCAAAGCTCCAGTGGGTCCGGATCTAGTTCCGGTTCGGGTTCAGGCTCTGGAATCAAGCCCTCGGGAGTCTCTGGCAGTGGCGCTAGCACCAGTGGCTCTGGTTCAAGCGGATCGGGATCGGGTAGCTCCGGGAGCTTGGGAAGCTCCGGCAGCTCAGGCAAATCGTCCGGATCCAGCGGTTCGGGATCGAGCGGATCCGGATCCAGCGGCAATTGCTGCTGTCCTTGCTACTACGTCTGGAACGGAATGGGCTGGAATCCTGTGAGTGTTCAAGATCCATGCCAAGACCAAAACGGGCCCTTCGAAGTGACCTGCTTTTGCGCAGGGATGGCTCCGACCACCCCCGGAGCTTTCATTGGACAAGTTAAATACACCGGATGTCAGGAGATGTTTCAGTGATCGATCCGACCGATTGCCAATACAACCAAGACGGATACTGCAAGATCTCAAGCGATCTTGCCAAGGCACCTTTGCCCATCGCAAACGATGCTTGCGCAGCATGCCTCCAGCAGACTTGGCCAAGAACCAAGAACCCTGTCACCTGCTCCAAGGCGATCGAGTATCTGTCCATCGTACAGATGCCGATCCCCCAGGAACTGCTCGAGTGCGTTAAGCCCCCGACAAATGGGGTCGGCACAGAACTTGAAAATCTCATTGAAAAGACGCGACGAGTATTCAGTTGGGTTTGCCTAGGTTGGCTCATCCCCGAACCAATTTACTGCGGATGCGGTTCGACCAAAACCCGCATGAATGAACTTGGTGTTTGGGGATGTTTGCGAGAAAGAGAAAACCTCGCTTTCGAGATCCTGGCGCGATGGATCAAGCATTTCCCAACCATTCGCTTTATCCCTTTTGTTCACAGCATCATCGAAGGCTACATCGTGCGTGCAGTCCTCAAATCCCAATCCAAGGAGAACCCCAATGGCTAACTGCAATCTCGCAACCTCTGACATGACTCCCGAAGCGATGATGGATCTGATCGCTCAGTGTCCACCTGGACCTTGGCCCAACGCCTGGGGAACCTGGGACAACACCATCGAAACCCATCGCCGACTGGTCGACCAGTACATCGACAACCTAAAGCCTAGCCGAGTGACCTACGCCCAAGAGCGTGGCATTGTCATCGCCGGAGGAGGTTTAAAGTACTTTCCAAGCGTTTGGGTCAATGTGAATCTGATTCGGCATTTTGGCTGCACGCTCCCGATCCAGCTCTGGTACCTCGGGGACACCGAGATGGATCCCTACATGAAGCGGATGCTTGAGCCTTTGGGTGTCGAGTGCATCGATGCTCGAAAGGTCGAGAAACAGCATCCCTGCCGGATTCTATGTGGTTGGGAACTGAAACTCTACGCGACGCTCCACTCGCCGTTTGCCCAGGTCCTATTCCTGGACGCCGACAATGGGGTCGTGTGCGATCCAACGTACTTGTTCGACTGTGAGGAGTACAAACGCCACGGCGCGATTTTCTGGCCAGACTACGCGTGCTGGACGCTCAAGCCTGGAGTCTGGAAAGTCTTCGGAATGATGGACATGGCCGAGCCCGAAGTAGCCGAACACGAACGAGCCTTTGAATCCGGGCAATACCTCATCGATAAACGACGGTGCGATCGCGAGCTGCGATTGTCGCTGTTCTACGCCGAGCATTCGGACTTCACGTTCCAGCATGTCTATGGCGACAAGGAGTGCTTTCACCTGGGATGGCGACGCTTGGGGTCGGACTATGCGATGCCCAGCGCCGGTCCTGGCTGGAACGTCCACACGATCGTGCAGTTCGACTTCCGAGGTCAGATCGTCTTCCAACATCGCTGCCAAGATAAATGGCGACTCGGAGGAAATCGGTTTGTGGACTCCCTGGCCAACGAGCAGCTTTGCTTCGACTTAGTTCAGCAGCTAGCTTCCAATTGGAGTGGAGTCCTCTGGCGAAACGAGCAGCCGACGGCCAGTGAACAATCGGTCATCGATTCGATCCAAGGCAAAAAAGCGATCTACAAACGGGTCGGATACGACGAGCGGCCGATCCGATTTGCTGCCGACCGGATGATCGGCGAAGGTGCCGCAGAGTGCGAGCGATGTTGGCACATCAATAAGCTTGGCGAAAGTGTTGTACTTACCCTGTCGCGCCTGGATCGTCCAACGTGTCATCTTCGCCAGCGCGATCAGCGAACCTGGGCTGGACATTGGCTCGAGTACGAGCAAATGCCCATCGAGCTTGAATTCATCGATTCCTAA